ATGTGGAACGAGCCTTATCTAGAAACCTGCTGCCGCTCCGCGCTGCACCGCCTGACCCTGGTGGGGCGGGTGGGGCGCCCGGATGGGCTGAAGGACGGCCCCTGCCTGCACCGCCTGGCCGAGATGGGCCTGGCGGAACAAGGCGTGGACAGCCGCTTCCGCATCACCGCACCCGGGCGGGTGCGGCATGCCGATGAAATCCTGAAGGTAAAGAAGGTGGCCTGAGGGACGGGGCCGGCCAGCGGGCGCAATTCGCCCGCTGACAAGCTCAGGCTTAAAGAGAAATCGGTCCTGTTGCAAGGACAAATTTCAACCTTTTGGTGAGTTCACCGCAACCGCCGGTAGGCCACCGTGCCCGGCGGCAGATGCATCCTGCCCTTGCCCGTCACCTGCAGGGAGTGGCTAGTGACGTGGCAGCATTCCAGGAAATCCGCCGTGACCTCGGCCTCGATGGCATGGACCTGGTCCTGGTCGTCACGCGTCGGCGCGGCATCAAAGACCGGGTGCAGGGTGGCCGAACGGGCCCGAAGGTCCAGGCACACCAGAAGCAGCGCCAAGCGCCGGGAGGTCTGCCCCAGCAGCGCGCGGCGCGCGGACCAGGCGAGGTCCGCCTGCCAGTCGTACCAAGCGTCCAGATGCCAGGCGGGCGTCGGAAAGCCGGCCGGCCGGGCCGCAATGAAGCGGCGGCCGAAGGATGTTTCATGGATCAGCCCCCGGGTGGTCGGCGCATGCCGGCCACCGCGGAAGCGGAAGGTGCCGATGGGGCTGTGGCCGGTATCGAACCATTCCTTCACCGGCGCGGCGAAGACGGGCGAACAGGGCATCACCTGTGCCATGGGCGTTCTGCTCCACTGTGCAGGTGCAGCATAAGATGGGATGCCTTGACGCCAGGTAAACGGAAATGCCGGCTTTCCAGGTTTTTGTTGGGACAGCCTTAGCTTTGCCGTTCCGGCTGGCTGACGAGCAATGGGTCCTGAAGATCGGCGAGCCTGGCTCAAGTTCCACGCCACCCCGGCCCACGCGGTGCCGGCGGCGCGCCGGGCAGGCGCACCGGCTCGGCTAGCAGGCAGCCGGAAACGGCATCCAGCGCATCGTCCCGCAAGCCCGGCGTGTCCGGCTTCCATTCCGACATCTCGGTCGGAAAGGGCGTGCGGAACACCCGCTCATGCGCATGCAGCCGCCGCGCCGCCAGCACCGGATCCAGCGCGGACAGGATGCGGTCCTGCTTGGCGTGGCGGCTGTGCTGCTCCACCACGGCGCAGGCGGCGCCGGCACGCGCCATCTCACGCTTCAGCAAGGCAGGCAGGAAGCGGCCGATGCCGTTGGTCTCCACCCGCAGCACCGGCAGCAGCAACTCGCGGGCGATCCGCGCCACCTGCCGGCATTGCTGCGTCGCCGGGTCATCCGGCGCGTCCGGGTCATGCGTCAGGTAGGCCAGGCGGTGCAGGTAGTGGTTGCCTTCCGCATCGGCATAGGTGGCGGCCAGAACAGAGCCGTCGCCGCTGCCGGGCCGGCCATAGGCCGGGTCCCAGAAGCCGCCGCCCGAGACCATGCGCCGCCCCAGCAGGCTCAGCACCGGGCGGCCATGGGCCTCGCGGTAGTCGGTGTCCTCGGCGTAGCGGATGATGGCATGGGGATCGAGCCGTGCGGCACCGCCCGCCACCGGCCGCAGCAGCATCTGCCGGCCGAAATGGACGGGTCCGACCTGCTCCCGCATCCGCGCCGCCATCTCGGCCGAGAAGCGTTCCGGCCAGGCGCTGCGCCCCGCCGCATCCAGCAGGGGAAGCCGCAGGCGGCGGTAGCTGCCGAGAAAGGCCTCGCCTTCGTCCGCGTGCAGATAGAGGCTTTCGGCACAATGCGGCGTGCCGACATACAGGATCGTACCGCCGGGCGTGAGAATGAACTCCGTTTCCGCCAGCCGCTCCCGCAGCTCCTCCCGCTTTCCAGGGGAATCGCAGTTGCCGGCCACCTCCACGTCGTCGCAGATGATGACGTCCGCGCGGGTGCCGGTGATGTTGCCGCTAAGCCCCGCCGCCAGAACGGAAGGGTCGCGCGGCGCGCCCTGCCGGTTGACGATGAAGCGGTCCGATGCCCAGGCTTCGGCATGCTGCGGCACCAGATGCGCGCAAAGCGGGTGCCGCTCCACGATGCGGCGTACGGCGGCGACCATCTTGGTGGCCAGCTGGTGGTCCGCCGCCAGCACCAGGATGCGGGTTTCCGGCCAGCGGGCCAACAGCCAGGCGCAATAGAGCCCCACCAGCGTGGACTTGCCGCAACCGCGGAAGGCCATCAGCAGCAGCCGCCCCTCCCCGGCCCGCCTGCGCGCATCCAGCCAGCGCAGGATGCGGCGGTGCACGGAGGGGGTGCCCTGGCCAAGATGCGTGTTCCAGACCCAGACGAATTCCAGCAGGTCAGCCGGAGGCTCCGTCATCGGCGTCATCCTCCTCGTCCTCTCGCGGCTCGGCCGACATCGCGCCGCGCGCCTGCTGCAGCAGCGCATGCACCTGGGCGACCCCGGCCACGTCGTCGCCCGCGCCGGCGGCACGGGCGAGCTTCAACAGATGTTCCAGATGCGCCAGCGCCGATTTGGCGGCGGCATGGTGCGCGGCGAAGGCCTTGGCGTCGTCATGCGTGCCCGGAGCGGGGCCACGCGCGATAAAGGCGCCATAATCCTCCACCACGCGCATCGCCGCCGATTCCAGCTCGGCGGCCAGTGCCGGGGGGATGCCCTTCATGTGTCAGATCCTCGGCTTGGTGGCGCGCAGGTACAGGGTGCCGGCGTCCACGGTGACGCTGCCGCCGCTGATGTTCTGCGCGGTGACGCGCACTTGGTCCACGCCGGCATTGCCGCCGACGCTGGCCTGGAACACGACGCCGCCGTTCTGAAAGCCCGTGGCTTTGGCAAAGGAAGCCTGCACGAAGTCCCCCTGCCGCACGCCGGGCAGCGTCACGTCGCGCGTGGCGGTGGCGCCCGCCGCCAGAGCCGGGATGACCCAGCCGGCATCGGCGGTGGTGTATTCCCGCACGCCCCATTTGCGGCTGCCGCCATAGATCAGCGCCGGCGCATACATGGGCGAGCAATACAAGCGCAGCGCCTTCAGCACCGCATTGGCCGTGCCGCCGCGGACGCCGATGGCGGCGAAGCGCGCATTGGGATGCAGCGTGACCCGCTGCAGCTTGTTGATGGCCAAGCCGCCCACCAAGCTGTCGAGATCGGCATTGCCTTCCCAGAAGAAGGACGGGCTGCCGGCCCAGACGGTGTTCATGTTGGACAGCAGCACCGGGCTGGCATCCGTCAGCACGTTCTCATTGGCGTCGAACTGCATCACCACCGGCCGCAGCTCGGTGCCCTCGGCGGCGATAAAGAACTCCTTGCACTCGCTGGCATCCACCACGAAGGCCAGGGCGCGGCTGGTCGGGATGCCGACCGTGTCGGCGTTCAGCGTGAACAGCGTCAGGCCGGCAAAGGCGAAGCCGGTCAGGTTGCCGGGCGGCCCGGAGGGATTGCCGGACAGCACCGCCATCTGCTCGAAGCCGATGCCGCCGGGGGTGTCGATCCCCTGGCGGAAGGCACGCTGCCGCAGGTTCTCCGCCGCCGCGACCAGGCGGGGCGTGCCATGCGCCGCCGTCGCCTGGTGCAGCGGCACCACGGTGCCGCCGGCGCGCGTGGCGGTCGGCGTGTAAAGGATGCCCGTGCCGGTGAAGGCATAGGTGCCGGTATAGGCGACCTCGTAGAGGCAGTCATTGGCACCGCCGGTATGGGCAGCGACATGGGTGCTGCATTGCTCCATCCGCACGCCGCGCGCGACAATGCCCCGCTCGTCCCCCGCGTCCAGCAGAAACGGAATGGCGGTGACGGTACCGGGCGTGCCCTGGCGCTGAAGCTCGAAGGCCGGCCCGATGAACAGATGCGCATTGTGGCGCGGATAGGCTCCGGCGGGGCAGGAGAAGCGTACCCCGAAGCGGTCCATGGTCGGGTGCGTCGCCGAGGAATTGGCGAAATGGCCGCCGATGTAGCGGATGCTGTTGTTCCAGGCCGCCGCCGTTTCGCAGCGGATATCGAGGCCGATCCGATTGTCGACGATGCGGCCGAGCTGGAGGGTGCTGTCCTCGAAGCCACGCTCCACGCCCTGCGTGCGGATGCCGATGGTGAAGCCCTCGGCCTGGCGGATCTCGACGGTGGAAGCGTCGAGGTTGCGCAGCAGGATGCCGATGTCGCCCTCGTCCATCCAGCTTGCCTGGGTGGCGCGCTGCACACGCAGGCCTTGGTAGAGCTTGGCGGCGTTGCGCGCCGCGGCACCGTCGCCCAGCGTCAGCGCCGCACGGCCATCGGGGCCGGCATAGATGATGGTGCCGCGCATGGTCAGCCCCGGCGCGGCGCCCGGCAGCAGCAGCGGCATGGTGGTGCGGAAGCTGCCTTCGCCGATCAGCAGGTGCTTGCCGGCGCCGGCCGCCGCATTCATGGCCGCCTGCAGCGCCGGGCCATCGTCGCTGATGCCGTCTCCCATGGCGCCGAAATCCCGGGCCGAGAGCACCTCGCCCATCTTGTCGGCCACCGTGCGGGCGATGGCGCCGACCTGCGGCACCCGCAGCACGCCCTCTTCCCGCGTGAAGGCCGTGGCATTGCCCAGGCTGTCGAAGCCCAGCACGCGGTTGGCGCGCGCCGAGCGGTCCGGCAGCACCAGGCCGGTGGGCGCCTCGCCGGGGTTGGCGCGCAGCATGCTGCCGGTGTCGTCGCGGAACTCCTGCATCGCCGCCACCTGGCGGTCGAGGTCGTCGTTCAGCGTATTGGCGCGCAGCATGCCGTTGGGCTGGAAGTCGGCGGTGCGGGCGATCACCAGCCGCCGTCGCAGCGCCACCATGGCGCCGGCCGGCGGCGGCGCGCCGAAGACGACGCGGCCGCCTTCCGAGGCACCGGCGCCCAGCACCGTGTAGCCACCGGCCACGACCCGGCCATCCACGCGCACTTCCATGTCGGCGGGCTGGAAGATGGGAAAGGGAAAGATGAAACCGGTCTGCGCGCCATCCGCCACGTAATGCACACGCGGCGCGACGTCGCCGATGCGAATATGCTCGGCCATTCGGATCTCTCATGCGGAAAGGTTGAGGGAAAGCCCGGGCCTCGCGGCGGGGCGCGAAGAACTAATCGAGCAGGTTGCGGACCGCGCTGCCGAAGCTGTTGCCGGCGCGCAGCCAGGTTGTCAGCGAGCCATCGGCGTTGAGCAGGCTGCTGCGGCCGGCGGCCATGCGGGCGTCAAAGGTCTCGGCGCTGTCGGCCGCGGCTTCCGCCGCATCCTGCGCCAGCCCGGCCGTGATGGCGCCGGCCGAGCCCTGGTCCGGGTTGACGCCCGAGGCCGCCAGCCTTGCGCGGGTGGAGGCCACGGTGCGCTCCAGCTTGTCCTGCCGGCCGCGCGCCTCCACGGCCTGCGCGGCGGCGAGCTGCTGCGCGCGCGCATCTAGCTCCTGCTGCTGCTGCTGCTGCTGCGCCTTGGCGGTGGCGGCCTGCTGCTGCCCCTGGCGCACCGTGCCGTAGAGCGAGGCGGCCGTGCCGGCGACGGCCGCGATGGGAACGAGTTGGGCCATCAATCGGTCATCCTGGTCTCGGTGGTAACGGAAAGCAGCGTCATCGGCAGCGGCGTCTCGCCTTCGATGCGCCAGAGCGGCTGGATGGTGTCGCGGCGCCAGCCCAGGCCGCGCAGCGTGACATCGCCGGTGAAGCGCAGCGGCGCGGCATCCAGCACCGGCGTGTCCAGCCTGCGGAAGGGCACCGGCGCGGCACCGCGCCCGAGGTCCACCGACAGCGCCGCAGTGTCCAGCAGCCGGAAGGTCGCGGCCACCAGCCGCAGCGGGCCGCTGCGGGCGCCGGCGGCGGAGAACAGCAGGGGCGGCAGCGGCTCCACCAGATGCGTGAAGCCGAGGCCGGCCTGCACGGCATGGGCGGGCTCGTCGAGCGTGACGGCACCCTTCACCACGGGCACCGCGTCGCGCGGCGCGCCATCAGCCACCACCTGCACGGAAGCCTCGGGCAGGTGCTCCAGCCCGCTCCAGACCAGCCGCCCGGCCTCGCTGTCGCCGCTCAGGCCGGCATCGACGGCCAGGGCGTCGTCGAAGCGCTCCAGCCGCCAGCCGCCGATGCGGTTGGTGACGCACCAAACGGTGCCGTCGATCTCGGCCAGCGCGCTGAAGCTGCCGCTGGTGTCCTGGCGCGTCCAGGCCGTGACCTGCTCGGTCCGGTACAGCGTCAGCGTGGCGAGCCAGCCGCCTTCCATGGCGACATGCAGCAGCCGCCGGGTCTGGTCGTAAGCCATGGCCACTGGTGCCTGCACCAGATGCCGCGCCACCAGAGCCAGGTCGCTGGCCTGGTAGGCCTGCTGCACATCCGTGTAGGCGTATTCATAAAGCCCCTGGCCGCTGCGCGAGGCAAAAATGGTGCTGCCATCGACATCCACCGGCTGGATCATGCGATTGACGGGGGACCCGATGCGGGTCTGCCGGTGCAGCTGGATGGATGCCGGCGTCATCGGGTCGCCCGTCACCATCCATTCGGCGCCGGAGGTGAAGACCTGCAGGTGCCGGCCGGAAAACACCGCGCGGATGGCGTTCACCTGGTCTGACAACAGCCCGAACTCGATCGCCTGGTCATCCAGGCCGGTGCCGAGATCGAAGTTGAACAGGTCGCCCGAGCGCGACAGCCACAAGCGGTTCGGCAAGCTGCGGGAGCCGCCGATCACCAGCCGGTCCTGGTGGAAGCAGACCGTCACCGGCCAGCCTCGCGCGCCGCTGAAGGCGGCCTCGTCCCAGTCTGCCGTGGCGGCGGTGCCGTCCAGCGCCTGCTGCACCACCGCCGTCGCCGAGGTTGGCGAGTTGACAGCCGTGACCAGCACCTTCTTCAACCCAATGCGCAGCACGGTGTTGGCGTGGCCGGCCTGGAAGACATTGGCGTTGGCTGTCAGTGTCACGGTGCCGGTGGTGCCGCTGCTGGCCAGGGTCACGCCGGGCGGCACGAAGCGGTGGTAGGGCTGTTCCACGAAGCTCCAGCCGGAGATGCTCCAGGCCATGTGGCTGCTGCGGGTGACGCGCTGCGGCCCGAGGTCGGGATGCACCAGCAGCAGCGTATCGGCGCTTTGCGTGAAGGCGATGCTGTCGAGCATCGCCTCCGTCCAGGGGGCAACCAGCCGCGCCACCGCCACGTCGCCCATGAAGACCTGCAGCAGCTGGTCGGTCAGCACCAGCAGATAGGTCTGCTCCGTGTTGAACTCGAAGGCGACCAGCCGCGCCTTGCCAGGCAGCAGCGCCACATGGCGCAGGCCGGGCCGGCGCGTCACGCCGCCGGTGGGCTGGATGAAGACGTTGCGCAGGCGCCGCGCGCCGTTCTCGAAGGCGCGCAGGTCGCCCCGGCCCAGAAGCTGGTCGCCGAGCTCGCCCGCGGTGAAACTGGTCTTGACGCTGCGGCCCATGGCCATGGTGTCACCCCCGCGCCCGGATCAAAGGGAAGTCCTCGATGGCCTTCACCGTGGCCTGCTGGCTGTCCGCCAGGCGGGCGCCGCGGAACTCGCTGTCCGCCAGCCGGTGCAGCATCTCGGCGCGCGAGGTGCTCTCGGTCAGCGGAATGCAGAACTCGGCGGCCAGCCGCGTCACCAGCGCCGCGGCGAAAAAGGCCGGGAACTCGGTTTCCTCAGGCCGGAACACGTAGGTCAGCGTCACCTGCGCCGCGTCGGTATGCAGCCGCTGCTCGTGCAGGCGGTAATACAACCCGCGCCCGGCGCCGTCGCTGCCGGCCGAAAGAACGCGCAGGAAGTCCGCCGGAAGCTGGTAGGCGTAGCGGTAGTCGGCATAGGGCACTTCCGCCAGGCGCGGCAGGTCCATCTGGCCCGTGCCGAAGCTCCAGGGATGGGAGGAGAGCATCGCATCGCGCACGGAGGGATAGAGATTGGCCGCCACCTCCGCCTCGGCGGTGCCTTCGTCAAAGGAGGCGACGGGCTGCGCGCCGATCTTCAGCAGCGCGCGCGAGCAGAGGACGAGGGCGGAGAGGGCCATCGGCGAAACTCCTATTCAGCAGTGGGGAAATGGAGTCCGGCCAGGGGCGGGTTGCCCCTGGCCGGCTTCTCGCTTACGCCTCGAAGGCGCGCATCCGCACGACGCCGGTCTCGTCCACCAGCACCGCGCCCTGGCTCATCATGTTGTTGACGAAATAGGCCGCGCGGTCGCCGTGCCAGGTGATGTCGGTGGAAACTTCCTGCGCCACGCCATGGCCGATGGCGGTCTTGTGGTAGAAGTAGCAGAAGCGCAGATTGCCGCTCTTGGTCAGGCCGGAATGCGGCATCCAGGTCGCGCCCAGCCAGCGCTTGGCCTGCGTGCCCTTCCAGGGCAGTTCCTCGTCGCCGACATACTGGGTATTGGCGAATTCGGGGATCTGCAGCAGGTCGCTCCACTGCTTCCAGCCCACGATGGCGAAGCGGTTGCCGTCATCCGGCACATCGGCGGCGCCCAGCATCTCGAAGGCCAGCAGCACCTTGGCCTTGGTCAGCCCATCGGTGTCGGTGGTGCCGGCGGCGGTGCCGATCGCCTCGCGGGTGCCGGCATCCATGGCGGAGATGATCAGCTCGTCCGTCTTGCGGCCCAGCGCATAGGCGCCGGCATTGGCCACCACGGCGCGCTCGTCGATATTGGTCTTCAGCTCGTCCAGGCGGTCGATCCACTCGCCGGCGTAGTAGTCCTGCAGGAAGCATTCCACATGGGAATGCGACAGGTTCATCACCGGCACCGCGCCGTTGCGCGCCTTCGCCGCCGCCGTGCCCCGGCCGACGAGGGGGAACACGGTGGAGGCGCCGCGCACGCCGTTCTTGCTGCGCACGGTGGGGCGCAGCTTGCTGCCCTGGCGCTGATAGGCCTCGTGGACCTCGGACTCGAACTGCTTCGCGAAAACTTGGTCGATCGTGGCGGACATCGGATGTTCCTTGAAGAAAGACTTCGGGGTTGATGCCCGCACCGCGCGGTTGGTCCCTGATGGGGGCCGGCGATGCGCGCGCGCCGTCGCGCCCGCGTCTGCGGGTTGGGCGAGGCGGAATGGGGGTAAGCGGGCCGCCGGGGTGCCGGGGCACCGCGCCGGCGGCCAGCCGCAACAGGGCGGGCGCGGGGTCAGCCGCGCAGCACAGCCCTGCCGCTGTCGCGGTCAGCCGTTGCCGAACAGGCGCTTGAAGCCGTCGGTCACGCGCTTGACGTATTCGGGTTCGCGGGTGCGCCAGTAGCGCGGGTCCCGCATCATCTTGCGCAGCGCCTGCTCGTCCACGCCCTGGGCGGGCTCGGCCTCGCGGGCTAGGCTGGGCTCGGCCTTGGCCATCATGCCGTGCAGCGCCAGCACGCCCTCGGCCGTGGTGGACAGCGCGGCGAAGACGCCGGGCGGCAGGTTGGCGCGGCCCCAGGCGGCGATCTGCGGCGCCAGGCGCTTGAACTGCACCTCGCCGCCCAGCGCCTCGGCCAGCTTGGCCTGCTGCTTCTGCGCCTCGTAATCGGCGGCGGCCTCGGCGATCAACGGCAGCAGCCGCTCGGCGGCCAGGTCGTAGACCAGCTGCACCTGGGGGCAGGTGAAGCCCGCCTCGTGCAGCCGCTTGTTGATGGCCTCGTCCGGTCCGCAGAGCTCGTGCTTCGCGTCCACGCTGTATTCGGCATGGGAATCCGGCACGCCGATGGCGCGGCGGAAGCGCAGGCGCTCCTCCTCCGGCGCATCCGGCGCCGGCGGGGCGAAGCGCTGCGACATGCGCTTCTCCAGTTCCTTGTAGGACTTCAGCAGCGCGTCCACGCGCAGCGCATTGGTTTCCGCGTCCCAGAACTTCTCCGGCACATCCTCCGGCCGGGTGGCCGGGGTGGCGTCGTCCGTTGCGGTGTCGAGCAGGTTTTCGGACATGCGTGCGGTCAATCCTCGGTGGGGGCCATGGGGGTCAGGATCCCGGCCGGCGCGGCCAGCGCGCGGGCCAGGTGTCGGGTGGCGGCGGCCACGTCGATCTGCTTCGCCGCCTCGGCGCCCAGGGCAGAGACGGATTGCAGGAACAACAAGGTATTCGCCGCATCGGCGCGGCCCTGCACGCGGGCCAGCGGCGACTGGTAGGTCAGCCGCACCTCGCGCCCGTCCAGCAGCATCGGCGGCACCTCGCCGCGCCGGCGGAGGATCGCCAGGCAGCGCGCCACCAGCGGTGTCAGCAGCTCCGCCTGCAGGCGACCATAGGTCGCGCCCAGCAGGCGGGCGGTCTGGGCGGAACGCTCCAGCACCTCGGTCGCCGTCATGCGCGCGTCCTGCGGCGCGGAAAGGCGGTCGGCCAGCAGCGCGGCGCGGATGCGGCGGCGCAGGTCGTCCAGCATCAGCTCGGAGATGTCGAAGTTGCCCGGCGCCGCCAGCGGCGTCAGGCCGGAGGAGCCCGGCGCCTTGGGAATGATGGCGCCCGGCACCAGCCGCACCGTCGCCGGGTTGAGCACGCCGTCATCCTCGGCCTGCCAGATCCCGGTGACGGCGATGGAGGCGTTCTTCAGAACCAGCTCCACCACCTTGTTGGCGGTGCGGATGTCCGGCAGCGTCTTCATCACCGGGCCGCGGCCATAGGTCTCGCCCGGCGCCTTCAGCCAGCGGAAGGCAATGAACGGGCTATTGGCGAAGCGCCCGCTGGCCAGCGGCACGGCGCGGCCGTCATGGTCCAGCACGGCCAGGTAGCCGCAGCCGCCATGCCCCTCCGGCCAGACCGCCTCCACCACCCGGTGGCGCGCGGGGGCGTCGCCCTCCTCCTCCGGCTCCAGGCCGGCGGGCAGGATGGCCGCCGGGTAGCGGCGGGCAATGGCGCCGGCATCCAGCAGCGTGGCCCGGTAGATGGTGTCCAGCCGTCCGCCCGCGCCTTCCTCCAGCACCGCCTGGGTCAGCGGCACGGCGGTGAAGCGCAGCGCGCTGCTTTCGCCCGGGGGGGCTTCCTCCACCAGCAGCACGCCGGTGCCGGCGACCACCAGGTCCAGAAAAGCCTGGTGCATCTCCAGCGCGAAGTTGGAGCGGTCGAAATGCCCTTGCAGCACCTCGGCCGCCTCCTCCAGCGCGCTCGCGGCCGCGGCGGCGTCGGGGCCTTCCTCCAGCGCCCGGCTCGGCGCCAGGCCGAACCAGCGGGACCAGGGGGGCGTCAGCTCGGCCAGCAGGCTGGCGGAAAGCTGCTCGGCCGCATCGGCCGCCGTGGCGTCATAGAGCATCGGCCCGCCGCTGCCCGGCGTGGTGGACAGCACGTGGTCGTAGCATTCGCGCCAGACGCCCTCCCACGGCCGCCGGCGTTCCAGCGCGGCGGCATGGCGGGCGAGCACGGCCTCCGGCGTCATCTCGGGGCTCGGCATCGGCTTATTCCCCCAGCAGGTTCTTGCGGGCACTGGCGGCGGGGCGCGGCGCCTCCGTCAGCACGCCGCGGTCGGAGGTGGCGATGGTGCCGGCCAGGCCGCGCCGCGCGCGGACCTGGTTCTCCGTGCGCGCCGCCTGGGCGGTTGCGGCGACCTCGGCCGCGCTGACGGCGGGGGCGGCTGCAGCGGGCTGGGACGCGGTCACCACCGCCGGCTTCGGGGCTTTGAACAGGCCACCCATGCGCGTGCGGACTCCTTGTGGCTGCGAGTGAACCCGGCCCAAAAAGCCACAGGCCCGTACCGAGGGTTCGGTGCGGGCCTGTGCAGTTCGGGGATCGGAGGAAGGTCAGCGAACGCAGCTCGCCCGTTGACAAGACTGGTTTTAGAGGAATAAATTCCTTACGTCAAGAATTTTCTCTGCGCCGTGGAGAGATTTCTCCAGGGCCCGGAACAGCCCGCGGGGCGTCACTGCGAAAGGCGCGCCCTGCCCCAGCAACGCCCGGCAGACCGCGACGCAGGAATAAGGGGAAAGGGCCGGCAAGGCGCCGCAATGCGGGCGGCCCGGCGTGAAGGGCCCGAGCATCGTCAGCCCTGCGCGGCGGTAGAAGCCCGGCAGGTCGAAGCCCGGCACCAGCACCGGCCGCGCCACCAGCAGCCGGCCGGAAAGCGGCTCCACCACCGTCCAGCCCTGCGCGTCCTCCACCGCCGCGAAGCAGTGGCGGAAGCCCGGGCGCAGCAGCCGCAGCCAGAGCCGGTCCGCCCGCCCGCCGAAGCCGATCCAGACCCGCTGCGCCCCATCCGCCAGGGCATGTCGGTGGGAGGCCCGAATCGGTGCCGCCGCACCTCCTTCCGGAGATGCGGCGGGTTGTTCCACGGCCACGCGGGTGGTGGCGAAGGGTGCCGGTGGCACCCCCCTCCGCACCGCCGGCAGCCGCCGGGAAGGCGCTGCCCGCTTCATTCCTCGCCCCCCAGCTGGCACCGCGCCGCCAGTTCCACCACCTCCGCCATGCCGCCGCCCCGCGGCGCCCCCGCCACGATGCCCTTCATCCGCAGCGGCCAGTCCATGCGCTGCATCGCCTCGTTCCAGATTCGCCAGTCGTTCTTCTCGCCCAGGTGCCGCGGGTCGGGCGCCACGCCACGCTCGCCCCAGATGCGCATGATGCGGGCATGCACCAGGTCAATCCGCCGCTGCCGGTAGAGCCGGTCCAGGCACTTGATCACGTCGTCCGGCTCGCAAGGGCGCTGCTTGCTGCCGGCGCCGGCCACGATGCGCGCGCCTTCGCGGCGCGCAACAAGCGCGGACATGGTCCAGATCCAGGCTTCCTCTGCGAACAGGAAGGGTTCGGCCTTGGACATCGAAGAGAGAACCGGAACCGAGTTGGTGCGGAGGGCGGCGGGCAT